TGGGGGATCTTCTTCAATGCGTTATAAAGGTAGGTATGTAACGGTTTTAATACCGTTTGGCTAAAGTAGTCACCAATGGCGATTACTCTAGTTTTACCTTCTTTATCCGCAAAGTAAGAGATCTTTCGGATTATACCCTCCTTGGCCTTTCTCGGTTTCAAATTGAACAATGAAACGAGATCGTCCAGGAGAGATGTATTCTTTTGATCAAGTGCGGTGTTAAGAAAGGTCTCCATTTTCTCACCCCCTAGGGTTTTGATAGATTCTACTAACCTGTAAGGAAGTAGTCTCAAATCAGAAACCCAAGAGGCAAGGGCGTGACCGTTTGGTCCGCTCTTTGTGGTAAAATGGAACGACTTAAATCTTAACGCCCGCGGAATGACTCCCTTATGGGAATACCCTAGAGCTCTTCAGAAGTCTCCCATGAATAATGAGATACCATCAACTGACGCACCCTTATCCAGGGGATCAGTGATGGTCTTAATATCCGGGGAGGCTCCTGTTTTTAAGGACCGAGTTGAAAACAAGACTGTTAAGATAAAACGCAACTTTGTTGGGTCTTTATCCATAACAGCCTTAATCAACTTTGGTCCTAAGAACTTCGGTATCCCACTGGCCGTTAGACTTACTCCTATTAACCGTTCTGGATTACCTGATAAGTAATTCAGAATGTTAGCCCTACTGACCTTAAACAAGGTCATAAGGCCTTTTGCCCCTTTAGTCTTCCAGACTCGAGAGGCAAACGTTAGGAGTGGTCTTAAATCCCTCAGAGCCAAGCCTTTAGGCCTTACGGCCCTCAGGTGTCAGCTCAACCATTTTTCGAGCATGAGAGGAAAATTCATTTTAAGTAATTTTCTTTTCATGTTGAAGTATGTTGAGGTGTGCCCTACTAATCTTCGGGGCTGGTTCAATTACTTGAACCCCTTTTGTTCCAACTCATACACCGACCAGGGTTAACAACCCCAGGTGTGTAGAGGAGCAGGAGGGACCTTCTAAGTTTCTAACCGGCATTAGGTCGCGTTGGCCGACGTGTTTCACAGAAATACTCGGCTCGGGCCTGTTAAACCCTACGAGAGTGAGCACACGGTAAAAAGCTTCCCTAGATGACACTGATACTCCCAGAGTGTCAGCGCTTCTGAGTGAAAAGGTTTTAACTACCTCACTTCACTTAGATGAAATCTATTAAGAAGCCGATACCTCTGAGTCAGTCCAAAAGGGACCGCCCGTTTACACGGGACCCATGTCAATTCATGGGCATATGCCAGTTAACAGCTGGC